CGTTACCTCACCAACAAGCTGATATGCCGCCCGCCCCGCAGGTACGGACGTGTTACTCCCAATCGCCCCCGTAGGGACTCGGGGCAAACTGCACCCCTCAGAGACTGACGCACGCTGTTGAGTTGATCAAGTCGCTTGCCCTTGTGGGCTACCCGGCTCGCCTTGTTGCTGCGTGCCGTGCTGACACCGAGAACATTGGGGCTTTGCAGGTAGGTCGGTCAAGCATCGCAGGTCAGAGGCATGATCATCGCAAGTTTGATCATGAGATGTGCGGATGCAAACCGGCCGGCAAACTGCATATGTCCCGATTTGTCCGTATCAGCAAGTGAGACTGCCTGGTCACAGGCAGGACGGAGGATGAAGCAGGATGATTGGTGCACAGTGGGGCGAATCGGACACAGTGCTACACAAGTTGGTACAAAGCTGGGATAGAAGATGCCTTGATGTCCAGTTTGTCCCTGCCCAGTTTGCTAGTTTGCCTAGCAAACACGCCCCCACGAAGGGGGATGGAAGACGCGCGACGCGTGGCGTACGCGTGTGTGCACGGGCGTACATGCGTGCGTGTGCGTACAGTCCCATGTCCCACAATGCGTGCACATGAAGGCATATGTCCGCTTTTGCCTACGATTGTGCGCATATATGTGTACATGAGCGCACATATCTATACACACACACACGAGGCCACCCAGACCTAGCCAAGCTCGGGCGTGCCCACCATGTCAGCCCATGTCCTACCATGTCCCACGATGTCCGATGTCCGGTTTGCCCTGCCATGTCGTGATAAGTCACCCGGGGGTTGTTAAGCGGGGATGATCATGGGGGAGTGAGTCCCCATAAATTTCCACCATAAATGGATGTGACCCTGGTCACACACCCTCCCCACAGCCCAGTGATACCAAGGGTTCTAGGGGCGTGACTCAGATCACACAAGATGACCTGTCCTGGTAGACGCCAGGGACGGGTATATATATACTGGGGTAGATCGTGAGGCACAGACAGGACGAGCTAAACCCCCTGCTGACAGCGGAGCAGGTCCGGCCCCTCAAGGGCCGGGCCTCCTGCCAAGCCAGGTTAAACCTAGTTAGGGAGATGCCCTCGTACCTCGGGATCATTCCTCCGACCAAGGGGTTCCGCCCTAAAGGCGGACCCCGCTTCTTTTAAGCCGCACGGCGTCTGAGTTGCATAGAGATGAGGGGTAGAGCCAGGGATGGCCAAGGTATACGTGACGGAGGATGGACGTCAGCTGAAGACTCCCCCTCGTACTGCCAAGCCGAGGAGCAAGTCGGTCAAGGCAGCCAAGTCTGACACGAAGGTCCGTAAGGAGACCTTCATCAAGTACGTCAAGAACGGCAAGTCCATCAAGGAGGCTTGCCTGGACATGGGCCTCACGGAGGCCCAGTACAAGTACCTACGGCAGAGTGACGCTGCCTTCAGGGATGAGATGGATCGTCTGCGTCTGATGACGCAGAACGCCAGCGAGGCGGAGGAGAACAGGAAGAACATCCTACCCTTCCCTGAGTGGTGCAAGGAGTACCTGGATACTGAGCTGTTCAACCACCACCTACAGTGGGTGGACGTGCTTGAGGGTCGAGAGCCGAGGAACCTCCACCCGAACCAGACGTACATCCCAGGAGAGCCCGAGTTCCTGCTGATCAACACTCCCCCTGAGCATGCCAAGAGTACGACCATCACGATGAACTACGTGACGTACCGAATCTGCCAGGACCCGAACATCCGTGTCATCATCGTCTCCCAGACTCAGGAGATGGCCAAGAGGTTCCTTCGCGGTATCAAGGACCGTCTGGCCTCGGAGAACAAGAACTATCAGAAGCTCCAGATCGACTTCGGCCCAGAGGGTGGCTTCGATGCGGGAGCGGCGGCATGGACCGCCGACTCCATCTATGTCAGTTCCACTACGCGTGACTCTGGAGAGAAGGACCCCACCGTCCAGGCCCTGGGTATCGGTGGTCACATCTACGGCTCCCGTGCCGACCTCATCATCCTGGACGACTGTGTTACTGGCAAGAATGCTCACGAGTATGAGAAGCAGATGGACTGGCTTCAGCGAGAGGTGTACAACCGCCTGTCGTACCCAGGAGGCCGTATCCTTCTCGTCGGAACTCGACTCGCTCCTGTTGATCTCTACGGAGAGATCATCAAGGATGACTACTACGGAGACGAGCAGTCGCCGTGGACGTACCTGACCCAGCCAGCCGTGCTGGAGTTCGCAGACGATCCGAAGGACTGGGTAACGCTGTGGCCGAAGACCAACCGACCTCCCGTCTCGATCGCGGGCCGTCAGCTCGTGGAGCAGTACGAGGACGGGCTGTGGCCGATGTGGACCGGCGAGGCGCTGAAGAAGCGCCGTGCATCCATGAATCCGAGGAACTGGGCTCTGGTCTACATGCAGGAGTCGGTGATCGAGGATGCGATCTTCCCAGTGAAGGCCGTGACCGGGTGCGTGGACGGCATGCGTGCTGCGGGACTGATGACGAAGGGTGCCCCTGGGCACCGTCCAAATGGCATGGATGGTCTGTATGTTGTGGGTGGGTTCGACCCAGCCATGACGGGTCACAGCGCAGCTGTTGTGATGGGCGTTGACCGCTACAGCGGACACCGCTGGATCCTTGAGGTCTGGTCGAAGGGCAACCTGAAGCCGGATGACATCTTCGACAAGATCAAGGAACTGACCGTCAAGTACAACATCAATGAGTGGCGCATCGAGAAGAACGCCATGAACCTGATGGTTACGCAGAACCGGGACATCAAGCAGTTCCTCGGCAGCCGTGGCTGCCTTCTCCGTGAGCACTTCACTGGATCGAACAAGTGGGACGCCGACTTCGGTGTGGCCTCCATGTCCGTCCTGTTCGAGGGGTACGAGCGCGGAGAGAATCTGATCCACCTGCCCTCCCGCTCCAGCGGGGAGGGCGTCAAGATGCTCATTGAGCAGCTGACCACCTGGGAGCCTCTGCCTCCAGGTGTCAAGACCAAGAAGAAGACTGACACCGTCATGGCCCTCTGGTTCGCGGAGATCCGCGCACGAGAGCTGGTCGGAGAGGTGGACAACGTCTTCCACGTAGCAAACGAGTACCAGAGCCCCCGCGACCGCGAGCGCTCTATCACGATCGACCTGGACTACATGGCCCAGGCAGACATGTCACAAGGATCAGGAAGTTGGTGGGGTAACTAATGGCAACTCCTATGACGGCTGCACAGCTCGTCAAGGCCCTGAAGGATGAGGGGGTGAAGGTAGTCGAGGTTCGCGACTGGGAGGACCACGAGCGCGACGACGAGACCGGCAAGACGTTCGGTCCGGTCAAGGGCGTGCTGGTGCACCACACCGTGACAAGCGGAACCCAGAACAGCGTCGACATCTGCTACGACGGCTACGCGAGCCTGCCCGGCCCGCTGTGCCATGGCGTGATCGCCAAGGATGGCACCGTGTACCTCATCTCCAAGGGACGCGCCAACCACGCAGGTGGTGGCGACCCGAACGTTCTGAGGGCGGTAGAGTCCGAGGACTACGGCAGCTACCCTCCAGCCCCCCAGTATCACGAGGGCAGCTCTGGTGCGGTGGACGGCAACGACGTCTTCTACGGCTTCGAGTGCATCAACCTCGGTGATGGTGAGGACCCCTGGCCTGCGGCTCAGGTGGAGGCGATGGTCAAGGCTTCGGCTGCGATCTGCCGTCACTTCGGCTGGAGCGCCAAGAGCGTCATCGCCCACAAGGAGTGGAGCGACTGGAAGTCGGACCCACGCGGCATTGACATGAAGGACTTCCGCGCCAAGGTGCAGAAGGTCCTGGACGGTGGTGTTACCCCTCCGAAGACGCCGCCGAAGCCGAAGCCGGTGTACGCCCCTTTCCCGGGCGTCGGTTTCTTCCGTCTGGGTAAGAAGCACCCGCTGATCACTGAGATGGGCAAGGCCCTCGTCAGGGCGGGATACAAGGGATACAAGCAGGGACCTGGCCCAGAGTTCACCAGGGCTGACATCAAGGCATACGCCTGGTGGCAGAGGAAGCTCGGGTACACCGGCAGCGACGCTGACGGCTACCCCGGCAAGACTAGCTGGGACAAGCTGAAGGTAGCTAAGCCCAAGTAAGGAGAGACATGGCGCTGACCATCGACAAGGTAGCGCAGAAGGTGGAGTCGCTGCGTCGAGCAGCGGCTGACCGTGACCAGCGTCAGCGCGATGTCCACGATGTTCGCTCTGGCGACATTGACACGGTGATGCCTGGTGCCATGCCTGACGCATGGCCCAAGCCCATCGTGGCCAACATGATCGACACGGCAGCACGCGACATGGCTGAAGTCATGGGCTCTATGCCGTCGATCAACTGTGCATCCGGAGTGGTGACCACTGACAAGGCGAAGAAGTTCTCTGGCAAGAGGACCAAGATCGCCAATGCCTACGTGCAGCACAGTCAGCTTCACTCCGGTCACCAGGTCACCTTCTGCGACTACTACAACACCTTCGGCATGGCGGTCTACGTGATCGAGCCGGACTTCGAGTCCAAGATGCCGAAGATCCGAGTAGAGAACCCGATGGGCGTCTATCCGGAGCTGGACCTGTATGGACGCGTCCGCAGCTACAGCAAGGTCTGGCGTGACGAGGCGATCAACCTAGTGGCGAAGTTCCCACACCTTCTTCGCGTACTTCAGTCCAACGAGGTTGGCAGCCAGGAGACCATGGGATGGGAGCACCGCGAGATCGAGGTCGTGAAGTACTGCGATGGCGACCAGATCACGATGTTCCTTCCCAACCACGGGAACCAGATCGTAGACATGATGCCAAATCCTCTCGGTAAGGTCTACGTCTCCATCGCCAAGCGTCCGGGCTTCGACAACGAGATCCGTGGTGCGTTTGATGATGCGATCTGGGTTCAGCTCGCTAAGGCCCGCATGGCGCTGCTTGGGCTTGAGGCGACCGAGAAGTCTGTGCGTGCACCGCTGGCCGTCCCTCGCGACGTCCAGAAGATGACGTTCGGAGATGACGCGATCATCAGGACGGACAACCCCGAGGGTGTCCGTCGTGTTGCACTCGATGTTCCGCAGTACGCCTTCCAGGAGGGCAGCATGCTGGACATGGAGGCGCGTCAGGCCATGCGCTCCCCCGAGGTTCGCTCTGGCAACATCGACGCGAGCATCATCACCGGCAAGGGCGTGCAGGCCCTGATGGGTGGCTTCAACACTGTGATCACCACTGGACAGTCTGTCATCGCGGCAGCTCTGGCCAGGGCGCTTGAGCTATGCTTCGAGATGGACGAGAAGTTCTGGCCGAGCGAGAAGAAGGTGGTCAGTGGTGTTGTCCAGGGAACGCCATTCGAGGAGACGTACACGCCTTCGCGTGACATCAAGGGGTCCTACACTACGGACGTCACCTTTGGGTTCGCAGCGGGACAGGACCCTGCACGTGCGATCGTCGCACTTCTCCAGCTTCGTGGCGATCAGCTCGTTTCACGCGATTTCGTCCAGCGACAGCTCCCGATGGATCTCGATGTCGTTCAGCTCCAGACGCAGATCGACAACGAGCAGTTCACTGACTCTCTCAAGCAGGGGATCATGGCGTACATGCAGGCTATCCTTCCGATGGCGCAGCAGGGTATGGTCGATCCCGTCGACGCCCTCACCAAGACGGCCAAGCTGATCGAGGAGAGGGAGAGGGGCACCTCGGTACACGATGCTGTGCTGAAGGTGTTCAAGCCCAAGGAGCAGGCTGCTACGGCAGCCCAGGATCCGCTGGCCGCCCTCATGGGCGGTGGAGGCCCAGCGGCACCAGGTGGTCCCGGAGGTGGAGCGCCACAGGGAAGCACCGCTCCAGGCGGTGCTGGTCAGCCACAGGGATTCGACATGATGAGTCTCCTGGCCGGTCTAACTGGTAAGGGCGAAGCAACTATGTCAGCACGAACTCAGAGGCAGACTGGTATCTGATGGCACTTTGCTGGTACTGCAAGAGGTCCGAGTACCACGACTACAAGGACCGACATGGCATCCGCTGCCCCGCATGTGGGCAGAAGGAGAAGGACGACCCGGCCAATCAGCCTGTCGTCAAGACCGTTCCGAAGCGAACTACAAGGAGCAAGGCATGAGCGAGCAGGGATGGTTCGGGGGTAACCACGGACCCGAGGGCGACTGGAAGACCCTGAAGGGTCGTATGCTGGAGCCTCACACCCAGCAGCCGATGACTTCCACTTCGCACGGCGACAGCCGTGCACAGGCGCCTGCGCCTACCATCGGGTGGGAGTCTCACATCCTCGTCAACACGGGCATGACCCGTGGTGGCGGGACTATGGCCAAGTAAGGAGATACCGTGGACGAGGAAGCAACCACAGAGTACGTGGAGATCCGACCGCTCAAGCACACGAAGTGGACGCTCCTCGTCCTCGGTGCTTCTTGGCTAGCAGGCGTAGCGCGGGAGACCGCTGAGACACTTCAGATGGTCTCCATCGCTGCGGCACAGCACAACCTCCACAAGCGTGAAGAGGACAAGTTCTACGAGATCGTAGGGGAAGAGAATGGCTGAGGTATCCGGACCAGGACAGTTCAGCAAGAGGACCGATAAGGCGGTTGGCGAGGCCAACCGTAGCCTGCCAAACGCTGACTACGGCGAGCAGGCTGCCTACAAGGATCAGCGGCAGGGCGCTCAGGTAGCCCAGAGTCCTGGGGGCAACGTAGACTTTGCCTCGCTATTCGGCGACCCTGCATCTAGGGTGGTGGGGCTGAACGCCCCGTCTGCCCAGCCAAACGTTCCCGTCACTGACGGAGCGGCAATGGGACCTGGCGCGGGCGAGGAGGCTCTTGGGCTGGCCGACCAGCGCGAGGAGGACCTTCAGTCCCTTGCCGTCTACCTTCCGGTCCTGGAGTTCATGGCCAACCAGCCTGGAGCTTCATGGGCCATGCGTAACACCGTGCGCAAGGTGAAGGCGAGCCAGTAATGGCAGACCTCGACTACAAGTACGGAGGCCAGTGGTTCGATGACATGGGAGCCCTGGCCCTAGCTTTCGGTGACGCCCCAGTGATGGGCATTTCCCTGGCACGCTCAGGCGTGTCCAGGGACCAGGCCAACGACATGGCCAAGAACCTTCTTAACAGCGGCATCACTCCGTATGACGACACTGGTCTGGCGGAGCTGCCAGAACCAGAGATCGGAGAGATCGGTGGCGGGTACTGAGTACAACCCAAAGGACATGCAGGTCATCAGTGACGGCATCCTTTCGGGCGTTGGCTCCATGGAGCAGCTACCCTCGAACGTCCAGGCGAAGCTAGCTGACTACTGGTCGTCTCAGGGTATCGACATGTCCAACCCCAACTCCGACATGACGCAGGCCCAGCTCATGGAGCTGGCACGCCAGCGTGGTGCTGCGGAGGGCGGAGGGACGCCATGGCTGCTCAAGCCCATCGAGTGGGTCGGATCCAAGCTGTACAAGTTCTACTCCGCTACCGTCTCTCCCATCCTGTCTGCCGGTACGATGTCGCTGCACAGCATCATCTACGGGCGTCCGGACTACATCGGCGAGGATGGCGAGTGGGACGCCTTCAAGGACTACTGGAACCTCGCTCACAAGGTGAGCCCAGGCCAGGCGGTCTGGATGCTCGGCATGAACGACGACGAGCTGAAGGCTCGCGGCATCCGTCCAGACCAGATCGCTCGCGACAAGAACCTGGTGCTGAAGGGTGAGTACAGGGACAAGCCAACTCTGAACGACCCGTTCGGTGCACGTATCGCATCTGAGGAGTACTTCAGCTCCGGTGCAGCCAAGTATGTCTCTGGTGCCACCGACCTCGCGGTCTCGTGGTACCTCGACCCGCTCGTGCTCGGAGGAAAGTCTCTGGGTGCGGCGAAGGCTCTGACCTTCACCAAGCCGACCGCACCGATGGTGGAGAAGGCGGCCAAGGTTGCAGAGAAGAAGGGGCTCGGCCCAGAGGGAACGTTCGACGTCCTCTCTCAGCAGAGCAGCTTCCAGTCCATGGTCAACCAGGTCATGAAGGTCAAGCAGGCCAACCCGGACAATGCTGCACTGATCCTCCGTCGTGACATGCCGACCATCGCGAAGTCTGCGAACGGTGATGTTCTGGCTCGACTACTCACGTCCGCGAAGGACGCGGACGAGGTCTCTGACGTGCTTCGTGTCTCCATCGGAGATGTCGCAGCCAAGGAGTCCCTTGAGGTCCGCAACGCTGGACTGAAGATGCAGATTGATGGCGCTACCGCCAAGCAGTCTGTACTCGGCCAGTACTACGACAACATGAGCGACGCATCTAAGCTGACCGCTCACGGTCAGCGTGTGAAGCAGATGCTGGACAACGAGACCAAGCTGATCGCCAAGGCTGACGCTCAGTCTCGCATCGTGTCCGACAAGATCGACAGCTTCGCCTCTCTGGACAACCTGAACTACAACAGGGTGACCACGCCTCTCGGCATGAAGGTGAAGGGCTCTCGTGCAGTACAGGATGCTAACTGGCAGAAGGTGACTGGGCAGGGCTTCATCCGTGGAACCAGCAACCTGATCTACAACGGATCGGTCGCCTTCCCGATCAAGCTGGTCCGTACGTACAACGGCATCAAGCCGTCGTACTACATCGACGTGCACGCAGAGAACGGATACAAGGAGCTTGACGCTGCGCTCCAGGAGAACAAGAACATCCCGAGGGATGTTCGTGAGAAGTGGGTCTCTGACTACATCACTGCATCTCCGAACGACCGCAACCTCAAGCTGATCCAGATTGAGAACGACATCGCGGCAGATGTCATCCGCAGGTACAACGCGAAGAACCCGAGCAAGCCACTCGACATGGCCATGGGCCGTGAGCTGTATGGCGAGCTGGCCCGCATGCGCAGGAATGCGCAGGCTGAGTCTTCTCAGCGTCGCACTTACGGATCTGCCACCACGACTGACCCGACGACCGGCCTGCCGGTCCGTACGGCAGCAGTGGACAGTGATGGCGCTCGGCTGGTTCCGACTCCGCTGTTCGAGTCCCAGATGGCCAACCACCACGTCCTGATGGACTTCGACCTGTTCGAGAAGGCAGTCTTCGCGAACGGATCCAACTGGGCGAAGATGAGGGAGAAGTTCGGCACTGGCTGGGCTCGAACTCAGAAGGTGACTGATGAGCTGACTACCTACTGGAAGTTCGCTCAGCTGTTCCGTATCGGCTACGCGCCAAGGGCGCTGGCCGACGACTTCCTTGGTCAGGTCGCCCGCTTTGGCGGGGCGGCCATGCTGATGCGTACTGCCTCCGGTACGGCTGACGGCATGAAGGACATGTTCAACGCAACGATCCGTCGCAACAGGACGGCTCAGCTCAGGCTGGACATGGCCAACAAGGAGACGCAGCTCAACCAGATGGCCACCATGCAGGCCAACCTGAAGAGTCAGATCACCCGAGGCAAGGCCAAGGGGCAGGACGTCACTCAGCTTGAGGATGACCTGACCACTCTGATCGATGACACCATGCGCGTGCGTGACGAGCACGCGAACCTGTCTGCTATCGCCGCAACTGGTGCAGCCAAGAAGGACGTGAGGATCGGCCGCGAGGTCTTCTCTCCGTACTTCGGAGGCCAGCAGGGAGAGCTGTTCGCAGACCTCTCTAGCGGTGGACGCAACATGTTCAACCTGATGGGAACCCAGACCGACTGGTACCTGAAGGAGGTTCGTCGTCGCGACTGGGAGCACATCGACCCCGTGACCCACGGAGCCGAGAAGCACCTGGCCGCATGGAACCGTGTCATCACTCGTCAGATCGCTCAGTCCGAGATCGGCAAGCTGGCCATGGCTGGCAAGTCCGAGTCCGAGCTGGCTCACTGGATGCGTTCGACCCCAGAGGGTCGACGCTACGCTCACGACGTGAAGCCTTCCGCTCGCTCGGTAGATGAGCAGGCCCGCCTGGTTAAGGCCGAGGTGGACCACGTCATGAACCCTGCCCTTCCAGGCATGGATCAGATCAGGGCGGCAGCAGTCAAGGGTGAGGACATCACCCAGCTACTGAAGGACACGCCTCTCGCCAACAGGCCGATGGTCAATGGTGAGACGTGGAGGTACGCAGAGGGAACTTCTCCCGTTGCGCAGCTCATGAACTCCAGCATCAACAGCTTCTACAAGTGGGCGAACCAGCTGCCTGCTCAGAAGTTCCTTCGCCACCCGCTGTTCGGTCAGAGCTACAAGGCTCACCTGGCTGACCAGCTTCGCATCATGCGCGCTCAGGGTGTGACCCACCTTGACGACACCATGCGCAAGGCGATGGAGGAGAACGCCCGCAAGGGTGCGCTCGACGATGTCAAGAAGTTCACCTTCACGCTCGACTCTGAGTCGAAGATGAGCTACATGCTCCGCAACTTCGGCGCGTTCTTCGGAGCGCAGCAGGAGAGCTGGAACCGCTGGGCAAGGATCATCAGCGACAAGCCGCAGGTTCTGCCTCACGTGGCTCAGGTCTACGGAGCACCGGCTCGCGCCGGTCTCGTAGTGGATCAGGACGGTAACCCGGTTGATGGGGCCGGATACAGCACCAACCCGCTGACGGGTGAGCGCAAGCTCACCGCGTACACGGACAGGAAGATGCTGATTCAGGTTCCCGAGTACCTGGGCGGGAAGAAGCTCAACAAGGCCCTCGGCCTTGACGAGGACGCCTCGTTCGTCATCCCGATGTCCAGCCTTGAGCTGGTCCTCAACAATGGCGATGGTGCACTTCCGGTTGGCGCTGGACCTTACGTCCAGATTGCAGCCAACCACTTCGCACAGGATGACCCTGGCTTCGCCGACTGGGCGAAGAAGATGGGCGTCCTGCCGTTCGGGCCGCAGGACTCTTGGACCAACTTCGTCAACCCGACCACTGGTCAGCGCCTCTCGCAGGCGAATGACGACATGGGCCAGACCAAGCAGCGTGCGCTGTTCTACATGATGCAGGTCGAGAACTACAAGTACGAGGAGGGGCTACGCGACACCGAGCCCACCTGGGATGAGCTGAAGGACAGGGCAGATCGCTGGACCATCTTCAGGACTGCGGCAGCCTTCGGGCTTCCGTTCTCCGTGAATGGCCAGGACCCGTACCAGTTCTTCCGTGATGAGTTCCAGAGGCTCCAGAAGCTGGACCCCAACTCTGCGGACGAGAAGTTCTACGACAAGTACGGCGACAGTCTGTACCTGTTCAGCCAGTCCATGAGCAAGAACAACAGCGGTCTCCGCCCAACGGCGGAGAGCGTGAAGATGTCCAAGCACTACCAGGATCTGATTGGTGATCTTGGCCCCGAGTGGGCTGGTGCAGTGGTCGGATCCGAGGGTGATGGAGTATACTCGGACGGGGCATTCTATTACCAGAAGTCCCACTCCGTAGACCCCGCATCGAACACTCCCGACCGATCCAACATGTCGGCTCGTGAGGCGATGGACGCGGCGAAGATCGACCGTGGATGGAAGCAGTACAACTCCATCATGGACATGGTCAACGCTGATCTGTTCGAGCGCGGTCTCCAGTCGTACAGCGATGACGGAGCCGAGGATCTTGAGGCCATGCGCAAGGCGGCCATCACTGTGCTCACTTCTCCAACCCTGAACGGCGAGCCGAACAAGTGGTACAACGAGGCATGGACTCGTGAGTTTGGCAAGATGGACAAGGCGAAGTACGACATCAACGCTCAGAAGTGGTCGAAGATCGTGAGCGACCCTGAGATCTGGGCAAAGGCCGCACTGCCTGACGGCACTGTCGGCCAGCGCTCTGACGTGTACTCCATGAAGACCTACCTGTTCTACCGTGCACAGATGCAGGCCGAGCTTGCTCGACGTGACGCGGAGGGTGGATCTGCGGACATCACGGCTCAGTCGAACAACGACCTGAAGACCTCTTGGGACGACATGGTCATGAACCTCATGGAGCAGGACACCAAGTTCTCTTGGGTTCACAGCAGGTACTTCGCTACCGACATGGGCTTCAACCTCGACACCAAGGCCGACGAGGAGGAGCAGCAGAATCTTCTCTTCGGTGACGCTTCGATCATCGGTGAGCAGGCAGCCCCGCAGCAGCCGGGGATCGGAATGATGGACAGCCTTGAGGCGGGAGCAGGAGGAGTAAGTGGCTGACGGCGATGGAGTAGGTGGTGGAACCGGCCTCGGCTCTCCAACCCAGAAGCAGAAGGAGCAGTCCTTCTCTGATGCGGTGAAGAGTGCTGCGGCGGGTTCCACGCCCAAGAAGTCGGCATCCTCTCAGGATCCGCTCGTGTTCCTCGGGTATAGCAACAAGACGCTACCCGAGCACTTCAATGTCGGTTCGTCCGACCCGAAGTACTACGAGCGTCTGCTAGGAGCCAAGACGGCCACGCTTTCACAGGTGGCCGGTCAGTACTACAACTGGGATCAGAAGACTCGGGACAAGTTCCTGAGCCAGCTGAACCTGGCTGGGTATGACACCAACGGAATGCAGGACTCTCAGATCGCAGGGATGTGGGCTTCATACGCCCAGCAGGCAGCGGCGTACTACGCCGCTGGCAACTCCCTGACACCATGGGACATCCTGGCCAAGGACATGAAGCAGCGTGAGGCGTACATGAACACACCTCGCTCGGTGACTCAGACGAGCACCAGCTACGACATGTCCACCAGGGAAGACGCTCACGCGATCTTCCTTCAGGCGGCCCAGTCTCTGCTGGGGCGCGACCCGACCAAGTCCGAGATTAGCGCCTTCCAGAAGGCGCTCAACGCCTACGAGAAGGCGCACCCAACCGTCACCACCCAGACGACCAACTACATGGGCGACACGGTCACTGGCCAGACCAGCACGACCAAGGGTGGAGTCAAGGAGGGCGCTCGTCAGCTCATGGCGGTCGAGGACGTCAAGAGGGACCCAGAGTACGGTGCCTACCAGGCAGCGACTACGTACTTCGACGCGATGATGCAGATGATTGGCGGAGGAAGCTAAGACATGGCAGTCAACGGAGCAGACATTGCCGACTGGGCAAAGCAGTGGACTGGCACCCCATACGTGTGGGGCGGCAACTCGCTGAGCGGTGGAGTGGACTGCTCCGGACTCGTCCAGCAGATCTACAAGCACTTCGGCATCGAGGTCTCTCGCACCACGTACAGCCAGATTGGTGAGGGCAAGTCGGTCGGCATGAACGAGCTTCAGGCCGGGGACATGGTCTTCTTCGACACCAACCCGAATGTCAAGGGTCCCGACCACGTCGGGATCTACCTCGGTGGTGGCAAGATGATCCATGCTCCCCGTCCGGGCAAGAACGTGGAGATCGTCTCCCTCACCTCTGGCTACTACCAGAACGCCTTCATGGGCGGACGCCGCGTGAGCGGCATCCAGGGCGGAGGCAAGGCTGGTGACTGGGATCCAACCGACACCAAGAAGCTCAGCCCAGAGGAGCTGGCAGCCGAGTACGGCTGGGCGTACGGATTCCTCAAGTCCAACAAGGAGCTACGCGGCCTCTTCGATGAGGCCGTGGATGGCAGCTGGTCTGCCGACAAGTTCCAGGCGAAGCTGAGGAACACTGACTGGTGGAAGAAGAACTCGGATACCATGCGCAAGGCGCAGATGGAGAAGCAGACTGACCCGGCTACATACAACGCCAAGGTCTCTGCGATCAAGGTTCAGGTGCAGCAGCTAGCGGCGGAGATGGGCGCAGCCATCCCGCCGAACAAGCTCAACAAGATCGTCGAGCAGGTCATCACCACCGGCCTGGACGAGGGCGGGCTACGTAACGTCCTCGGTGGGTACATCACCTTCCAGAAGAACGGTGGCACCCTGAACGGCGAGGCTGGTCAGTATGAGAACATGATCCGCCAGTTCGCTTACACGAACGGCGTCTCCATCGACAAGCAGGCCATCAAGAACCAGGCACAGCTCATCGCCAGGGGCATGGCCACCGAGCAGGACTTCAAGAACCAGATCACCAACCAGGCGATCAGTCTCTATCCGGGGTACACTCAGCAGCTACAGGCTGGGCAGACCATGATGGACATTGCCTCTCCGTACATGCAGACCATGGCGGAGGACCTGGAGATCCCGTACACCAAGATCAGCCTGATGGACCCGCTCATCAAGCGGGCCCTGAATGGCGTCAACAGTCAGGGCAAGCCCGTGGGGCTTGACCAGACACAGTTCCAGCAGCTCATCAGGAATGATCCACGCTGGAGGCAGACTAAGGGCGCTCAGGACGGAGCGCTGGCTACTGGCCTCAAGGTCCTGAAGGACATGGGGATGATCGGAGGACAGTAAGGTGGGACAGCCGACCTTCGAGCAGTTCTTCTCTGCCATCTCTGAGCAGGAGTCCAACGGCAGGTACAACGCCGTGGGCGTATGGGTTAACGGACACCGCGCCTACGGCAAGTACCAGGTCATGGACTTCAACATCCCGAGCTGGACCAAGCAGTACTACGGCAAGAGCCTGACCCCTCAGCAGTTCCTGAGCAACCCCAAGGCACAGGAAGCTGTAGCGAGGGGCAAGCTCCAGTCGTACTACAACAAGTACGGAGCACGCGGCGCTGCCGCCGCGTGGTACAGCGGCAACCCGAACCTTCACATGTCCACCAAGCCGCAGCCTGGTGGCCCTTCCATCAAGGGCTACGTGGACTCGGTGATCAACAAGGCATACAAGTATCCATCTGGAGGATCGTCCTCCAACTTCTCGACAGGGAGTACGGCCACGCCAAAGCTATCAAGCGCAGAGCTAGCAGAGCAGTACGGCTTCGTCTCCAGCTTCCTCAACTCCAACAAGGAGCTGAAGAACCTCTTCCAGGATGCTGTCGCTGGAGGCTGGAGTGCCGACAAGTTCCAGGCGAAGCTGCGCAATACGAAGTGGTGGAAGACCCACAGCAAGGATGAGAGGGAGTGGCTACTCCAGCTCAAGGCTGACCCTGCTACTGCAAAGCAGGAGATGTCTCAGGCCAAGGTCAAGATCAAGCAGCTGGCTAACCAGATGGGCATGATCATGACCAAGGACATCCAGAAGTACCTGGACAAGGCCGCCTACAACATGGTGGCGCTCGGCTGGAACGAGTCTCAGCTCAGGTACTACCTCGGCCAGTACGTCTCCTTCAAGGGTGAGACGCTACAGGGCGAGGGTGGCGAGGCCATCAATGAGATGCGTGAGTACGCATACTCGATGGGTGTCCAGCTCGGTGACACCTGGTACACCGACAGGGCGAGGAACGTCCTGCGTGGAGTCGCAACCATTCAGGACTACAAGTCTGAGATCATGAACAAGGCGAAGGCCGCGTTCCCTCAGTGGACCAAGCAGATCGAGGCTGGTCAGTCTGTGGCTGACATCGCTTCACCATACATGCAGTCCATGGCTCAGATCCTGGAGCTGCCCCAGGGCAGCGTCAACCTGTTTGACACCACGATCAAGAAGGCTCTGAACTACACCAACCCAGGAACCCTCCAGAAGGAGGCCAAGCCGCTCTGGCAGTTCGAGAACGAACTGCGAGCGGACCCTCGCTGGAAGAAGACGAAGAACGCTCAGGACAGTCTGTTCCAGGTGGGCCACCAGGTCCTGGCAGACTTCGGATTCAAGTACTAAGGAGTACCAATGGCCAACTGGCAGGACATGATCCAGCAGCTGATCGCCCAGAGGCAGGCTAGCTCTGCCTCCAATCTCGCCAGGACAACCCTGCCTGGCAAGGTGGACAGTGGTGCGTCGCTGGAGATCCAGCTCAAGGCTCTGGACGCACAGCTCAAGGTCCTTCAGAAGCAGCTGAGTGCAGCCAACTCCAAGCTGAAGGCGCTCAAGGCCAAGAAGAAGCCGACCGCTGCTGACAAGCGCAACATCGCCATGCAGGAAATGACGATCAAGCGCCTGGACGCACAGGTCAAGGCGACCACGACCAAGCGCACGACCGTCCAGAACAAGTACTACGAGTCCACCGGCCAGTACGACAAGCTCCTGACCGGAGAGAACAGGGACGCCTTCATGGCGCTCAACTCCCTGTTCCAGCAGTATGGTCTCGGCAGCCTGGCTGGCAAGATCTACGAGTACGTGAAGAACGGATACGGTGCTGACACCATCTCCATCCTGCTTCAGGACACCCCTGAGTACAAGAAGAGGTTCGCAGCGAACGAGGCCCGCCTCAAGGCGGGCATGTCCGTGCTGTCACCTGCCGAGTACATCGCAGTGGAGAACAGCTACCGCCAGATCATGAGGCAGTCGGGACTTCCCGAGGGCTTCTACGACTCTGCCTCCGACTTCACCAACTGGATCAGTGGAGACATGAG